GTGTCGGAAATTCAATGTTGACTAACTCAATTATATCAAATGGTTTAAGCAAACTTCAAGCCATGATGAATAACACCGACTATATTGAAAATCAAATGCTGCAAATATTATTAACTAATAGAGCAAATCCTAATGTCGCTAACGGTAAACAAACTCCTCTTCACGTTGCAACTTTTTCAAAAAATGTTGGAGCAGTTCGGTTATTATTGAAATATAATGCAAAATTTAATATAAAAGATAGAGACGGGAAAACCCCATTAGGGATAGCTAATACTCAAGAATACCCTGAGTATTTAGAAATCAGAGCCTTACTCAAGCAATCCGGGGCGACGGAATAACTGCGGGGAGAGCAGGTTTATTGCTGTATTCTTTTTATAAGTTCTCCGGTATCAAACTGTTTGCATCGCTGGTAAATTTTAAAGAAAAAATCTTTATAATCACCTATAACCGTTTCTATTTCACTTCTGGTTATTTTAGCTATTATAACCCCATTTATTGAAACGTTATAAATATTTCGTACTATTTCTTCGAATTCAAAACCTAATTCTTCGCAATACTGCCTGCATATATCAAAGATAAAAACGATGTTAAAATAACTCATGAAAAAGCCGGCATCTTTTTATCAAAAAATAAATCTTCTATTGTGCTTTCATAAATGCTCTTTGGGTAGGCAATTTTACCTTTTTTGTAAGTTTTCAACTTAGAATTGGTAATATCTTTTATTGTCCAGCAAAAATATTCTTCTTTCATTCTGTTAAAAATATCCCAGTATTCCGGACCGCATTTATTAAAAAAATCTACAGGTGAAATATCCGGTTTTTTAACAGAAATATGCGTAACCATGTCTAAAAATTGAGAATTGATAGAATTAATAGTTTTTTCTATTTCTATTTGGAATTGGAGATAATCACCGGGAAAACCAGTTATTTTACCAAAAAAACCTGTATCAAGGCATTGAACAACCAGTTCTTTTCTTTCACGGTTTTCATAAAAAAAATAATGAAGGTGATAAGAAAGTTTTAATTCTTTTCTGATAGGAATTTTAGAAATTCTTTTAATAGAAAAACCCTTAATAAAAACTACTGCTCCGCCGACAGCGTTATCGGCAATATATTTGTCAGTGTCTTTAAAAAATTTTTCTGTTTCTGCTGCTCCCATAAGATTCCCTCTCTCATCATTATAACACTAAGATAAACCATAACGTATAAAAACGCAAGCCAAAACTCACATTTTCCCATAAAACCCTGCAAGCACTTTCCCGACCGGCTTTGTCAATTCCGTAACCAGTATTTCGCCGGTAAACTCCGGATTATCACTTATCAACAAATAATCCCCGTTGGTTTTCTTCACCCGTTTTAACACCGTGGTATTATCCGGGGTACACGCTATCACCACATCACCGTGTTTAATCTGGTTTAACGGGTCAGATAATCGGCTGACAAGAACGCTGTCGCCGGACATATATCGGGGGTACATACTATCACCGGACACAAAAAATATGAAATACTTTTTCCTGAGTTCCGCTTCCGGCAGTTCCTGGTCTTTGATAGGCAGGGCGCTTCTCGTTATTTCGTAGGTTTCCAGTTCGCCGCTTTCGTCTAGAAGAGTGGTGAATTTTCCGGCAGACACCGAACCGATAACCCGGAGCGCAACGAATGATTTCGGGTTCTCTGCGCCTTCAAACGGGTCTTTTCCCCCGGCTTCCATGTCGCCTGTTCCATGCAGCAGCCATTCAAGCCGGACGTTTAAAACCTCTGCCAGTTTTTTAGCAGATGTAACGTTTGGGTTTCTCACTCCATTTTCCCAATTGCTAACCAATACATTACTGTTAAATCCTAAAAGCAAAGATAAATCTTTTTGAGTTAAACCAGCAATTTCTCTTGAATATTTTAATCTTTTGCCTACAGTGTCCATCTTTTTACCATATAATCATTTAATAACTTTTATATCGCCATTATTGCAAATTTATTTAAAAAAATCAATTTTTTTCTTGACAAATAATCAAAGAATAATCATAATATAAGCAAGAGATAATCATTAAGAAAAATCAAGAAACCAGTAAGCGTTGTTCCGGCAGCACCCTCTCCCAGTGCCGGGGCAATGCTGGAGGAGAACAAAGTGATAATACAAAAAGAAAACGAGCATTGTGAAGCAATCATCCAGCGGATGAAAAGCATATACGCTGTTGCGCTGAAAGGCAGAAAGCATTACAAAAACGATATTTTCACAGCGGTATATTATGTTGACGATAACGTATGGGTGAAGAAACTACACTTAGCAAGAATCGAGTGTACGTTGAGAACAGACGGCGAAGCGGTTGGAGTACAAAAATTCGACGGCGGTATAATAGACGTACCAACAGAGCGTATTATTGACGAGCTGGACGCGGCAATTGGAAGCCTTGCGGTTTCAGAAGCCGTATAAAAAACGCCGGTGTTCGTTGGGTAAGAAGCGGATTTGTAAACCGCTTAACGTGGGTTCGATTCCCACCACCGGCTAATCAGACACTTTACCTGTACCGTCTGAGGGGAATTTTACAAACATTGTGGCTGCTTACAGCAAACTCTTTGTAAAGTTTGTTACCGAAAAATAAAACAGGTTGACAGCCGGTAAATTCCGCAACGGTTTACCTCACGTTCCGACAAAAAAACGTGAGACAACGGAACGTGGCGCAATTTAGGATAGACGCAACAGAGCGCGATGAGCGTGGACTATAGGGAAAGCTAAAATCTTCCTTCGTGCGGGTTCGAGTCCTGCCGTTCCGAATAACCGGTCGTTGACCGGTTGAGAATATGCTGATTCGCTAAGGTACAGGCGGGGATTATGCCTCCCCGCTTTGTCAAAAAAAGAGGTTATTCAAATGAGCGAAAAGGAAAAGGAACTTCGGGACCGGGAAGCCAGTCTACTTACCAGTGTACTCAACGTCATTCAATCGCAGTACGGCGACATCATTAACGATTTGCGTTACGTGAAACACAAGCTAAAAACCATACTTGAAATTAACCAGTGGGAAATGGAATTCCTCAAGAAAGCGCCGGCTTATAAAACGCTTGCAAAAGAAGGGCTTGTATGAAACTGAAATATGTTAACCAAATGATTTTTCTGACATTCTTAATGTCTTTGGATATGCACGAGTTAATTGAGTTAGATTGCGCTTTTGATAAAGTCTACACAGACGGATATCTGAAAGGGTGCAACGAAGCAAGAAAGAAAGAGAGGAGACACGCATGAGTAACGTGGTAGTTTTGGAAAAAAATAACCCGCCTGCATGGTGGGAAGATAATCAGAAACTGGATATCGTCAAGAAAACAATATCCAGCAAACCTTTGACCGATATGCAGTTGGCTTACTTTTTGGAACTTGCAAAAGTGCATGAGCTTAATCCGTTTCTTAAACAGATTACTGCCATTCCTCAAGGCGAAAAAGTAACCGCTTTTGTAACTATTGACGGGCTTTTTGCAATAGCAAACCGGACAGGACGTTTAGACGGTTTAGAAAGCGGACATAGGGACGAAAAAGGCGATACAGTAGGCTGGTGCCGTGTCTACGTGAAAGGATTTTCTCATCCGGTATATACAGAAGTGCTTTTGTCTGAGTTCAAGAAACCCGGTGCAAACGGCAGGAAAAGCAACTGGGACACTATGCCAAAGTATATGATCAAAAAAGTAGCAGAAGCTCATGCTTTTCGGCGGGCTTTTCCTGAGAATATTGGCGGGCTATACAGTGAGGAAGAAAAGTGGGATGATGAACCGGTTAACATCACACCGAAGAACCAGAAACATGGTCCGGGTGAAGAAAACAAACAATCAGAGAAAAGAAGCCCGATTGACGAAGCCAAAAAATACACGGACAAAGCTGAGGAAAAGAAAAAAGAAAAATCGTCCGGGATGAAAGGTGTCAAAGCTGTTTCAAATATGAGCATGAGCGAAATTGAAGACGAAATACAGAAAGCCATTGCTTTTATTATTCTTGATGATATTGAAACAAAAATTCTGGAAAGTCAGTGTATCGGAAACGACATGATACTTAAAGCACTTCGTGAAATGGCAAAACTGAAAAAAGCCGGAGACCAGTATCTCCCCAGCCAGTATTACAACATCAACAAACTGGAATTCGAACATAATAACGTTGTAGACGATGACGTACCATATTGAGGAGCAAAAAAATTATAGAAGTAATGAGCATTGTTTGCATTGTTTTTGCTGTGCTTGCCGTGGGTTTCCTTGTGTTTGGCAATACGGGGAAGAGAAAAAGCCGGTTTCACGACTACACCAAAAGAGATGAGTGATGAGCTGCCGATTAATGAAAATCACCCGGTACGGATATAATACCAGCTGCGGACGTATCGTTGCAGATGACAAAATACTCGATTTTGTTTTCAGCGGAAATTGCCAGTATTGTGGAGAAAAGATTGAAATTATCGATAAAAATCAAGGAGAAAAAAGTGAGTGAAGTAGTAACACACAGAAAGATATTGTTTGCGGATATCTTTACTGTTGAGTTTCAAAAAGAAGTTGAAAAGAAACTCGATGAAATAGCCGCAAATATTGCTGATGCACGGGCGTTAGAAAACGCTTTGAGAAAACTCGTTGTAACTATTGACTTCAAACGGGATGTTGAAGTCAACCGGACAGAAGGGCTCTGGGTAGACACCATGAAAACAATCGGAGTGAAACTTGCTCCAACGAGAACAAACGGCTGTAACGTTATTGTGGCAAACAATGAGCACACAGGGAAACCGGAAATGATCCGGCAAAAGTTTACGCAGGGTGAACTATTCGCTGCGAACACATCAGAAGAGGTGAACACTGACCCAGTCAGCGACGAGTACGAAGAGGACTTGTATTCCGGCGGAAGTGAGTTTGTTGAAGAGGAAGAACAGGACGGGGATTTTTACGGCGAACAGATGGCGCTTGCTGAAAAAGGGCTTGACGATGACACAGTGATTGCTGAACAGTACGCTGAAGCAAGAAAAAAAAGTATCGAAAAATTGAAGGTGGTAAAGTAATATGCCGGTGAAAGAGAAAACAAAAGTCAAAGATAAAAAGTTAGTATTATCACGTTGTCTTGAACCATACGGTATCAAAGATATTAATGCGCCGGATGACTATTATTTTATTGCGCTTGACCTTTCTCTTTCTGATACCGGAATTTGCGTTCGGGGAAAAAAGAAATACAGTTTCTATAATTTTCAAACATTTTTTGAAAAAACAGAAATATACACTACCGAACGGCGTATCAAAAAAATCATTGAGTTTATTTCTCGCATTATACAGCAGCTGAAATGGTCTTGTGTCATCCAGCCATGGATTGTAATCGAAAATTATGCTTTTTCAAAAAATAATGCTTACGCAAGCAAGCTGCAGGAATTAGGCGGCGTGGTAAAGAATTGGCTGTACGATAGCGAAGTGGATTTTACAATTATTTCTGCCGGGACATGGAAAAAGGTATTAGGCAAAGGTAATCTGAAAAAAGAAGACGTGAAGGCTACTGTACTGCAAAAGTACGGCTGTTATTTTAAGAATCAAAATATCTGCGATGCTTTCTGCATGATTAAGTTTGTCGAACAGGAACTTGGATTACCCGGGCATGAATTGCCAAAAGAGGTGGAATAGTGAAACAAATTAAAGTTCTTGACCTCTTTTGCGGATGCGGTGGGGCTGCTGTTGGGATGAAGCGGGCGGCAGAAAAAGCAGGTATAGAAATTATTATTATTGGGGTGGATATAGCACTGCAACGATGTTATCCATTTTTTTTTGCTCAGGACGATATAAGCGAATGGCGTGAAATTGAGCGAAAAGACATTATTTTAACTTATGATTTCATCTGGGCGAGTCCACCGTGTCTGCAATATACCCCGGCTTCCAGTCAAGCCAGGCAAAAAGGCGTTGTATATCCGGAGTTAATATCGTTCACACGGGAACTCATTGCCGGAATTCCTTCCTGTATTGAAAACGTGCCGCAAGCTCCAATACGTCCTGACTGCGTTCTTACCGGACATCATTTTGGGCTGAAAACTATCAGGAGACGGGTTTTTGAATTACAAGGGTTTTTCGTACTGAGCCCGCCGAAATATGCTTCCAAAGGGCTCGTTACTCATGGTGATTATATCACGTGCGCTGGTTACGGGACTACAGGGAAGGGTAAAATAAAAGACTTCCAATCCGCTCTCGGAATTGACTGGACAAAAGACCGAAAAGCGTTGGTCAATGCCGTTCCACCGGCTTATAGCGAATATATTTTTTCTGAGTTTTTGAGGCAGTTATGGAAATAACCTCCGTTGGAGGCTTTTAATATAGCCGGCTCGGAGCTTGCGACCCTTCGGGCTGGTTTATTTATCCGTGTCGTATTCTTTGTAATGGTCGGCGACGATAAGGCGGATTAATGTCGCTAAAGGTAAATGCCTTTTTTTAGAGATTGCTTCTAATTCGTCTCTAAAATCTTGTTCAAAACGAATTGAAATTGGAGCAGTAAGGTTTTTATCCATAATGATATTATAATAGTTTTTGTAGTTTTTTGAAAGCTAAAAATAATTTTGCTTGATATTTGGAGTTATTTGAATTACAATGTAGTTAAAATAACGTCAAGGAAGGTCGCAAAATGGAAGAGTTAATTAAAGTGAATAAAATTAAAATAGAAAATGAACTGGTATATTGTGTTAACGCACGAGAATTGCATGAGTTTTTGCAAGTGCAATCTAAATTTGCAGACTGGATAAAAAACAGAATTGATAAATATGATTTTCAAGAAAACAAAGACTATGTTCTCGTTTCTAAAAATTTAGAAACGAGCTCTGGCGGTACATTTAGAAAAGAGTATTATCTCACGCTCGACACTGCTAAAGAGCTCGGTATGATAGAAAATAACGAGCGTGGACGGCAGGTGAGGCGTTATTTTATCGAAGTTGAGAAAAGATACAAGGCAGGCTCTGGAAACGGTCTGGAGACGCTGAGAGCCGATTTTATCACTCGTTTCTACGATATGAGTATCAGGGAGTACAACGTGAAACACGCTGAAAATTTACGGGTTAAACTGGATGAATTTATTGAAAGCATTACTGAGAATGATTTAAAAGCGTATAACGCTTATCACGAAAACTTACGCAACGCACTCACTATCAGAGAGACACTCGTCGCTAAAAATGTTCACTGGGCGTTTTACGTTCCGTTGTCGCAGCTTTGCAGAAATTAAAAGGATTACAAAATGATTGAGTTACCCACCATACAAGATATACAAAAAGCATTAGAACCTCTGAAAAGACAGCTCGATAACCTCTCAGCCGGGGTAATCAATCAGCAGTATCTCACCGTTGAAGAACTGTCGGAATACATCAAAACCCCAAAATCAACGATATATCAAAAAATACACGATATCCCTGGCGGTAAAAAAGTTCTTGGTAAATGGCTTTTTAAACGTTCGCTCATTGACAGGTGGTTAGGGGAGTAGATATATTTATTGGAGTATATTGGAGTGGCGGTTAAAAATAGCTGATAACAGCCGTAAGTTGTAGAAAGGTATTAATAAGGAAAAAAGAGTGTGAATACACACCAGAAAACAAACACAAGTTGTTTGACCGCATTTCCCGGACTGCCTTTTTTTTATCTAAATTCAAAAAAAGTAATAAGTTAGCTTGATTTTTTTAAATCCATTGGAGTATATTGGAGTATCGGATTTTTTTGGAGGTATTTATGGCGTGGCTTGAAAAAGTATCACTCAAAAAAGGCATTTCTTATTATGTCAGGTATGCAGAAAACGGAAAGAATTTCACATACGGAAAATACCCCAGCAAAGCACTTGCAGAAAAAGCCCGGCTTAAATGCGAAACCGAACTATCAGAAAAAACTACCAGCGAAATAATTACAATCAGAAAACTGTGGGCATTATACAAAGAAAGAAAATTAGAAGTCAGGGAATCCACACTTGAAAGATACGAGAATATTATTAATGATTTTGTAAAAAATATTGGAGACGTTAACATAAGAGATGTTACGGTATCAATAGTTTTTGATTATCTTCACCTGAAAAAAAATACTCTCAAGACAGCGACAATTAATAAGATACTCGTCTTGCTGCGGACTATATTCCGGTACGCTTGCCAGTGGGATATTATTGGAAAAAATCCGTTTGATAAAGTAGACAATCTAAAAGTAACCGATAAAAAAGAAACCCCTGTTTTAACACGGGAAATAATAGAATCTGTGTATAACGTGTTGGATAGTGATGATAGGTGGTTTTCTGATGTATTTATTACTGCGTTATATTCTGGTATGCGGATTGGCGAAATAATTAATCTTTCGTGGAATAATGTTGATTTAGAAAAAAACATCATTTCGATACAAATAAGTAAGACAGCCCCAAGAGTGATACCAATTCACCCGGCAGTGAAAAAAATATTAATAGAGCTGCAACACCGGCATAAAGAATTCCAATTTGCAGACGATTATATTTTCCGGTCTATACACGGTAAACCATTCGTGAGTTACACAAAGCCGAGAAGCTCAATACTTCAAAAGTTAGTTCAAGTCATGTGTGAAATCGGGCACCCTGAAATAACGCAATTCCATTCAACACGCCATACTTTTGTTACGCACTTTTTGAAATATTCGTCCAGTAAAGAAATAACCGGATTTATTTCCGGGCACAAAAGCAAGGCAATCGATACGTATATCCACGATGTCCATGCAGAGAAAAAACAGGAACTCATGCGGGATTTTGAATATTGATTATTTCAATCCGAATTTTGCCAAAATTATCGCGCCAATTATAACAGCTATCAAACCGCCAATTAGTTTTGCCCAATGTTCTTTCCAGAATGTTTTTTGAGTTTTTTTCTCTTCCTTACTTTCACGCATATACTCAATTATACTGTCAAGTTTTCCGTCCATTCTAATTTGGCTTTCCGCCAGTCTGTCAATCGTCCTATCAAGGTGCAATAGTTTCACGTTGGCTTCCTTGAGGTCAATTTCTGACCGTTCTAATCTATTTTTTATTACAGCTATTTCAGCAGCTTGTTCGCACGGCTGGCTCATCTTCTCGTTGCCTCTCGATTATTTATTTTAATCCGATTTTCCAGTTTTTCGATATAAGACAGGCTCATTATTTCCCGTTCAGCCAATGCCCTGGCGTTAACGCTGTCCAGAATTATTCCTGTTGGTCCCGGTTGGAACTTGACTTCCGGCAGTACCGGCTGGTCCGGAAGGTGAATGTACACCGGTTTGATTATTGTTTTTGAACAACAGGTTAAGCTCGTGAACAAGAGCATTATCAGGAGTATTACGGATAACGTGAATTTGTGTTCTTTCATTTTGGTTCGTCCTTTCGTCTGCTTGTGTGGTCTGCGTCTGAATCCTGCGGGCAAGCTCCCGCTCTTTTTGGAGTTCCGAATATTGCTTTTTCCATGATACGCAGCGTTTGACGCTGAGTGTAAGCGATATACCGAAAAAAATAATTAACACTATCGCTCCAAAAGTCAAATAAGTTTTCGCTGTCATACATTATATCCTCACTACCGGCTGATTTGCCGGGGGTATTATAGGTGGAATCCCACTAACTACCGGATATGCCGGTCTGCCTTTAATTGCTTCAATAATCAGCGGAATTGTTTCCGGCTTGGATATTGCGTTGTGCAAGGCGCTGACAAACGCTTTGTTTTTAAATACATTTCCCAGAAATACAAACAACGAAAAAACGATTGCCAGTATAACAGCTGTGCCGAAAAAATAAAAGCTGTACTTGCCTTCTTTAGTGTGAAAAGCAAGGACAATACCGGTGATAATAAGGTTGATAATGAGAACCGTTGAAATGGTTTTTCCTATTTTTCGCATGATTTAACTCCTTAAAATAATTTCGTTGCACCCATCCGGTACATTCCATTGATACCCGAAAAGAAAGCCGATAGGGTTTTGCTGCCCGTCATGGTATATGAAACGTGGGTCTTGAATAGGATTGACAGAAAGCCCCAAGTGTAAATGCGTTTGCTCATATACAACGTCTGAATAACCCATATAACCGATTATTCGCCCTTCCGTTACGTTTTCGCCTTCTTGAACCTGCAAACCGTCTTGAAGGTGTGAATATCCTATGCGTATTTTTATCGGTAATTCTCCGTCTCCGGCAATCACGCTGTCAATAATAACGGTATTACCGCCCCCGGCAAGATACCCTGCGAAAGTAACCAGTCCGCTTTCTACTGCTAAGATGTGGGTATTAAGCCTTCTCTGAATTTGTTCTTTGACTTTTTCAGTATCACCGCCGCACCACTGACCATTAATAATCCACAATCCGGTTCCGGAAGGGATAACGTCAATTCCTGCGTGAAATTCAATCCGTCCATTAATTTCTCGATTTCCAAAGCCGCTCGTTAAAATTGGTTTTTCAAATGGCAGCATCATTTTGCCTCCAATAATTGGCTTATAGTCATTTTCTTTGATTGTTTGATAATTTTTTCTACAGCATTGAAATACGTTTTGAATTCCTCATTATCGGGGTCAAGGATTGCTTTTCGTTGTATCTGGAATTCTTTGTCGACGGTGTATAGCTTCCTGATTGTTTGTTGACAATATGCTTTCCTGTAGTTCTCTCGTTCGGTTGAATGGTCAAGCAAGTCAAGAATATCGTCCTCTCTGCGTTCTATAATAGTGCCGTCCTTCAAGTAATACTTTGGCACTCCCATATAGAAAAGCTCATTCAGGTTCTCGTAAGTTTCTACATAGTTTTCAGCGGTGTAAGTGCCGCTGTCATTCCTGATTATTTCGTTTTGGGTGTTAATTTCGTATCTATTTTTCATATCGCCCTCCTTAGATTTCGTAGCCGTATATTGCTACTGACCCATTGTTTATGTCTATTGCTAACGACATGATTCCATGCAGGGCTTTAATATTATCTGTGATTGACCCCCATTGTGTCCCTGCTATACCTATAATCCCTTCACCATAAGCAGCATAATAAAGTTTGTTAAACATAGAGCACCCATTCCCGTATACATGCATTACCGGATTTTTGTCCACTGGGAAAAAGGAATTGCGATAGTTCACAAAACTGGTTGTCAATCCAAAAGTACCATAACCATTTGTCGCTCCAGAGTTTGCCGCTCCCGTGCCATTGACAAAATAAAACTTATTCCCGGAGATGATAAACGGAATAATATTAGCACTTGCATTTGTGATTATTCTAATACCTGCATCGCTATACCCTCTCGTTCCAATCAATGAGGTAATATTACCTGTGCTATAATCGATAGGCTTAAATCCTGAAACGACGTAAACTATCTTCCCGCCTGCAAGTGATGAAATGTTAAGATTTTTATTCAGTGTAAGAACGCTTCCAGTCCGTGAGGCTGTATATAGCTCACCGGCTGAATCATAAGCACCCCCCGAATAAAAACAAGGTGTTTGAAACTTTGCGCTTGCATCGAAAACTACTAACTCTGAATCTGCCGGAAAGCATAATCCTATATCCTTTCCGTCTACCTGTGCAAGTGTCAAAGTATTTGTTGGGTTTGCCTCGCTGAAAGTCGTGATAGGCATCCAGTCAAAGCCAAAGGCAAGGTTTCCTGATATGTCTTTGTACGGTCGAAGAATATAGATTGAGTTTGCAAGGGCTGAAATTCCATTAAGCTGGTCGTCAGTGATTGATACTGTTATTGCCGTATTAGTTTCAAGGTATTCGCCGTCATTGAGTATAGCGCCGATAAACTTTCCAAAGGGTGAGACTTTCGGCTTGATAATGATTTGAGTAATATTACTTGTGCCGACGGGTTCAACGCTCCCCCAAAAAGCAAAAGGCTGATTCAGTGTCCACATTGCATGCACTTCCAGAATACCTGCGTGTTGATGCAGCGTGGTATATCCACCGCCGGTAAGCAACGTCTTTTGACCGGCTGTTAGTGATCCAGCTTCAATATTATTTATATCCGCATTAATGAGGTCAAAATTTGCGTTCATTTCTTTGTCGTAGAAAGGATAACGAAATGGAAATTTTGAATATCCCCTACTTGTTTTTGTAATTGCTTCTGCCATTATAAGTCTCCAAATGATTCTCCGAACGAAACGCCAAAACCTGTGTTTCCGTCCAGTGCTTGTATTTCTGCAACCTCTTCAAGTGTTGCTGTGATAGTGCCTTTTTGATATTGATACGATATGTCCCTGACTGAAAACCGCTTTGAAAACCGGAAATAATCAGAATACCACGAGAAAACGGTGTCCAGTCTGAGCCCGCAAAATATGTCAATCGGTAGTGTCAGTTCACAAACTTTCAGTTCCTGACTATACTGAGTGAGGAAATTCCGCAGTGCCTGAATTCCGGATTGAACGTCAGGATATTGCACTGTTTCCCCTGTCCCGCCAGCTTTCTCTGAATACGGTTTATCACCGAATTCTTTTCTTTCTGCCTTGAAATAGTCTCCGGTTTTTTCGTCTGTGTATTTCGCTTCTGAAACCGTTGATACAAACGAGAAATTGGTGAAAAGATTGTCTTCGTTTTTGTTTGTTTTAAGTTTTGCGCTGTATATCTGGCTATCATAAAGCGTGAACGCCGTATCATCTTTTCCGGTGAAATAATCGATAATTAGCTCATCGTTTGCCAGAAACACATCAAGACCAGCTTTCTCTGCAATATTAGAAATAATATCATGCAGCTTTGTATCTTCTGCCGGTATTACTGTGAGCCGTATCTTATCAGCTTTCAGCTTTCCGTATGCCTTGCGGTAATGCACCGGATTAACGCTTATTCCGTAACTCTCAACGATTTTTTTCAGAATATACGCAGGGTTTTCTTTGACAAAAGAAAGTTTCACGGCTTCATTGAATTTGTCATTCAAAGTGCCAATAACCATTGTCGCTGTTCTGTCCTCTTCGATTATATCAAGATTATTACCGGAAATAAGAACGTCAGCATTCTTTGAAAACTCAATCAGAAAGTCATCTGTGTAAGAGTTAGCAACCATGCTTCTTATCTGGCTTTTTGACAGCCATTGGTCGCCGTTGTAGAATTTAAACTCATATTCCGGCAAAAATACGTCTTCACCCCATTTTTTCGCCTGTTTCTTATCAGGAATTTCAATCAGTCTGTTTGTAACGTCTATGTTGTTGAGCATGCACTTATACATCAGTTTGAATGAACCTCACTGCGGCGCCTACTTCGTACTCTGTATCTGTGTCAAACTCTTTTGAAAACAACGTGTCAGTTGACAGCGTATCACCGTCAAGCCTTCCTTTGATTTTTCTGACCTGAAACTCACACACACCGAGCGGGATATCGCTTTCCTGTCTGAGATATATTTTCGTTTCCGTATTGTACAGGATTGTTGCTTCGTTTCCGAGAGCGTCTTCAAGACAGAATCCCCAGAGTTTACCGGGCGCTAAATCAATGTCTGGACACTCAAGCACTTTGAAAACAGTATTGTACCCATAGTTTTTCAAAAATGACTTTCTTACCGTTTCCTGTGTTACCGTTCCAATACCTTCAACGCCGATATCAGCGAACAGATAGCAAAGCTCGTCGTTTCCGAAAAGCTCGTCCAGTTGGTTAATGTCTCCTGTCATGTCATGGATATTATTCCACTTCATATTAACGATACGTCTAAGTCGAGTGAACGTGCTAATATAGTCACCGGAAACTGTATCGTTTCCAAAGAAATTAACTCTTTGCTTATCGTAGCTAATATCCGGTATCGCTATTAGAGTATGTTCTGCCGGGGAGTCCTGAATTTTCTCAATAAAGCTGTATAAATACGCTCCGATACCGTTTGTTATTACCGGATTTTCTGCCGGCAGTATGTCGTCTCTTTTTTTGCTTTTCGGTGTCCAGTCTGATAGTTTGTTCCGAAAAAGCGGATTTCCGTACAATGATGAACTCATTATAGCGCCAACTGGCAAATCTACACGTGAAACCATGCAATTAATCAGCGTAACGTTGAAATCTGTAAGCAGAAAATAATTATTGCAGAAATAGAATATTGAATTCTCAATTACACTGGTAAGCGCCTGAGAATCGTTTGATATCCATTCACCGAAATCGTATGCTGTAATATTTCTGAAAGATATCGAAAAAGCTCCGCTGACAACGAGTATAGAGTGCATAATTGATACGAAAAGCGTTTCAACGCACGTTATTTCCGTAGTGAACTGTATAGAATTTATACAATCCTTGAAATAACAGTTGTTTATTTCCGCGATCATGGGACCATAAACACCGATTAACTGGCAGCCTATTACCGTGCAGTTGTTCAGTGTCAGCGTTTCCGTATCGTCTGCCGTTGCTGATTGTTGTTTCTTTGTCAGCCAAAAGGAAATATGAATTGATTACCTTTTCCCCTGAATATATCAGCCCTTGAAAACTGCAAAGCGACGTGCCCACACTGGAAGCGAAAAGACTGAACTCTCTTCCGTCCACACTTCTGTATATACTATCGCTTGTGTCCGCAAGGTATAATTTTCCAATGCCTATATCGCCATTAATAATGTCCGCGGATATATCACTATACGCTCCGTTTTGTACGTTCTGGAAATAAGTCAAGTCAACGGTTTTGTATAATCCTGTGTCGAGAAGGATATACAAAGCGTTATCCCAGACGTATAATTTTTTTATTGTTGAATTTGTCAAAAACGTTTTCTTGACAGTATCAAAAGCATTCACATCGCTTTCTGTATACGTGATTTGCGTTTCACTTGCTATTGCCATCCGTATAACGTCATCATCACCGGTGAAAGAAACCGCTGACTGTACCAGTTGGGCAGCAAGCAAAACAGTGTCAAGATTATTGGTTTGGCTTGACCACGTTGCACCGTCTGCGCTTCTCAACACCGTATGCGCGCCTGTTGCATTATCTGTCAGGAAAGCGAAAAGGTAGCCGCCAAATTCACAGATTGCCCGGACAGTTTGTGAAGCTGTAGAACTTTTTTCTGTTGCTCCCTGATATATCTTGCCTGTGTCAGTTCCGAAATATATTCCTGCAATTCCGACACTATCTGTCGCAAATATTGAAACAATATTCACGTTCGCAAGTGTGAGTACATTTGTCAATGTAGTACCGTCGAATTTGTCAACACGCTCGGTATACGTTCCGTCTGATAGTATGGCGTATAATTCACCATTGTAAACAGCCATTTTCCCACGGGTATATCCTGCGATTTCTTCCACATCCGCAATATATCCGTTTAACGGTGTGCTTGCGTTGTATTGTAGCCATGGCTGAACACCCTGAGCAGAGAAAAACGTGTCGCATAATCCCATATCCAGAGGAGCATCCAGAGAGTATATTTGGTCATCCAATATACACACCTGATGAAACGTTGCATCCGCTTCTGAGAACGCTTTCGCAAGTGTCAGGTAAGGAAGCGCCTTCGTGCCGTCTCCCGTGCTGTCGTTTCCTGATTTCGATACGTAGAGCGTATCGGAATCGCTGTTCGCCGGCTCTTCGTACAGCGTTGAATCTGTCTGCCCGACTGCGTTTTCTTCTATCGGTGTATATTGTTTTTCTTGATACAGCTTGAATTTGTAAGCCATTAGAATTTCTTCCCTCTGCGGTTTTCAATGTTTTTCAGCGTTTTCCATACAACGTTTTCCATTTCCGCCGCCAGTCTTTTAATATCTCCATCATTTCTTACTACCGGATTATTCAGCGCTATATTGATAGTATTGCCGCCGTTAGCAGCCATTAAGTTCTCGAATTGTGTGTCAGGAATAATCCGTTCCGGAACATCCCCGACAATAGCAAGGTGAGGCACTGTAGCGTGTGTTCCCTGTCCGTATATAGGCACGTCTCCCAGTCCTGCAAGCATTGCCCACAGTTCCGGGTCGTATTCTTTCAGTAGGCCGCTTCGTGATACACCCATTGCAGCAGTGAGGTCAGAGGAAGCCCCTGCCGTACCGGCTGCACTCGTTATTTGGTCAAGAAGGGCTGCTCTTGCGCTATACGCCGCATCGCCGGTTATTTTTCCCTGTGCGATATCCGTTTCAAGCTGGGTGTACTGGTCAAGCAGCCTATTGACATCATCGTTTCCAAGCGCTCTGAGCTGCTTGATGACTTCATCCGATATTTTCAGTTGCAGATTAAGCTGTTCTTTCAGTGCGTTTGTTTTGTTTTCTTCTAACTGTGCTAACTGGTCTGTCTGGTCGATAAGCGTTTCAAGGTCGCCGGATAGAGCGTCAGCCGTTGCAGCTGCATTGTTGAAATATGCCATGAATTCCTGCATATTCTGATTCAAATCTCCTACGCCTTGTCCACCATCGTTACCATGTATATCGAGCAAATCCCAAAGAGAATACACGCCGCCAGTATATCCAGTATCACGAAGCGATTTTACCCATGCGTTATATGCCTTCACTTTTGGATTATTTGCATCCATTCGCGCAATTTGAGTCAATTCGGATAATTTAGTTCCTCCTGCGATTGCATTTCTAAGTTGCTGCATATTGTATTCAACGCTTGTTTTCGCAACATTTGAAAACTGTGCTTCGTTTTGCGTGAGCGCTTCCAATAATGCATGCTGCTGCTCTGCCTGCATTGCGGATATATCAGACACGTCGTAAGTAACACCCTGTATAGTGATAGTGCCTTTTTCAGCGAATTTCCCGACAATAGCTTCAATGTTTTTTTGCAGAATTTTCATCTGCTCTTCCATTGCTTTCTTATCGTTGTTTCTATACAGCTTTTCAAGGTAGCTGTATACTTCCATGCGTTTTTGTATCTGTGCAGTGAGCGCCTGTTCTTTGGCAAGTTCAAAGTTATAACGTGCTTGCGTAAGGTCGAAAACACGCTGCCATTTTTCCTGCGCTGTTTCCCCTGAATCTTCAAAAAGCGATACGATACCGCCGACTAAACCGGATACTGCTCCTACTGCACCGCCGATAGCACCAGCACCTTTCAACCCTACTTTTTCCAGTGAGTTTGAAATACCTGTAGCCATACCGCCTGCACCTGAAATGGCACTGCTTGCTTTTCCGCTATTGATAGCCTTGATACCGGAAACAACGCTGTCAAACCCTGACTTAATACTTTCAAACGTGGTTTTGATACTGTCAACTGTTGCCGTTGTTTTCTTTTGTTCTTTCGCACGGTCAAGCATCTCAATCATCGCAGCACGTTTTTTTAAATCAATTTCTTTGTTTGTTATATCTTCAACGGCTTTTCTATGCTCTTCATCTATTGCCCTGATTTTTCCGGCAAGCGTATCGGCAGCACCCGTGAACGTTTCTACAATCTTTGAGGCTTCACGGCTGTTATCAGTTATTACTTTTGCGTTCTGTTTCTGTATGTTTTCAACCATTTTTGTAACAACTTCAATGCTTTTTCCGGTTTTGAGAGCAATCTCGTTTATTAACTCTTGCATTTTTGTCGTTTGACCGCTTGTAAATAAAGCCTCTATTCCGTCCGCATTAGTTCCTGCAACACCGCTTGCCATAGCGGCTTCAATCTCACTTGATAATATTTTTTTTATTTCTTTAAATTTATCCTCTGTAAAAAACTTTTTAAACGCTTTCTCAAACTCGTCAAAGTTCGCTTTTATTTTGATTTCAACTTCACTCATATTAATTTCATTGAGCTTTTTCAAATACTCGTTAATTTTTTCCCGTTCTTTTGCCCAGTCAATCAGTCCGCGTTCTCCGCTTCCGTTGTTTCTTCTGTTCTGTAAAGCTTTTAATCTTTTTGCCTCTGCATCAACTTCCCTTGTCCATTGTTTCATCCAAGCGCTGTTTGCATCATCAGATTCTGACATTCCTTGAGAACGCATTCTCTGTTTTAAATTTTCACTAAAAGTATTTAATGTCCTCTGGTCTGCACCTAAACCTGAATACCCTAATTGGTCTAATTGTGTCTTAACTCTTCTAAACTCCGCTGCATACTCAGATAGTTCTAATCTGGTTTTCCCTAACTCTTTCGCTCGTTCGTGCAACAGTTTAATATTTGCATCTTCAACTGTGTTAAGGGCTTTTGTGTTTGTTAGGTATTTTAACATGGCTGTTTCAGTTGCAGTGAATATTGTCAGCATTTTTTGCCGTTCAGCTATTATTTTATTTGCTGCTTCTGTGTCAATACCGACTGTCTTAATTACTCCGCCCGTTAACGTAGAATTAGCATTATCAACATCCACAGACCTTAGACCGGCACCCTGTTGTTTTCTTAATTGTTGATAGTTTTTCATCGCTTTTTCCATTTGAGAAAGCGAATTCTCTATTTGAGAACCTAATAATTCTTGCTGTATTTTTTTCTGCTCTTCAATTTGTTTTCTGGCTTCATCTGATACGATACCGAGTTTTTTCCCGTATGCATCCCAGCCTGATATAGCAGTTGGCAATTTTTGAGAAATTTGCTCCGTTATATTTGCTAATTCTTTTTGTTCATCAGTTGTGCGTGTAGTTTTCTTTGAAAGTTCATCATACCGGTTAATAAGTTTTTCAGTAGCATCCAACTCACCTGTTTCTTTATTGTATTTTTCAAACGCAATATTTAATTCTTTTTCTGCCTCAGTTAAATTTGTAGCGCTACTAAACATTTTGTTGAACCAACCTATAACACTGCTTGCACCCTGTGCAATCGCAAGAATACCTTTCGCCATACCGGCAAATACCGGCATTAATCCTTTCCCGATTTCTTCCTTGATGTCAGACAACGTGTTTTTGAACTTTGACATCTCGTTCTGCCCGCCTTCAGCAGCGCCGGAATAGTTCTTCTTGATTTCTGCCAAGAGAAACGCCTGCCGTTCAGCAAGGGAATTCATGCTTTTTAGCTTTGCTTCGTCAAACAAAACGCCGGATTTACGCAGTGCTTTTGCGTTCTGCAATGGGTCGTCTAACGCCTTGCCCATCAGTATTGCAACGCTCTTGATATCCTGCCCTGTTGTCTGGGCGATATCTGCAGCCCGTCTCGTTGCTTCCTGTACGATATTCTGGGATATATTACCGAACGTTTGAAACTGTGCGATTGCGTCAATAATGCTTTCGTCAGCAAAGTTTGTAGTGCTTTGCAGTTCTCTGGCAAACGCTACGTGCTGGGAATACATTTTCTGCGAAAAGTCCTGCCGGTTTTTCATTAACGCCAGGAGTTTGGCTTCACCGGCTCGTGCAGCTTCGTACTCAGATACAAAGCTCGACATTGCGCTGAACGCCGCACCGAAACTGTTTTTCACCATATAGAAAACAGACTTAATCCCTGTCGCTGCTTCTGCCCAGTTAGCTTTCTTGGGAGCTTCTGCCATTTTTGCTACTTTGTCTTCAAAGTTCTTTGATATTTTCGATAACTCAACGTCGAATTTCTTGCCGTCGAGTTCAAGCATTACCGTTGCTTTTCCAAAATCAGCCATATATTTTCCCTTTAATTTTTTCCAAAAAAATTAAAAAATTCGTCCAGTGTTACTTTTTTCTTGTTCAGGCTATCACCGAAAGCCCGTTTCTGTAAGTTTTTCACAATATCTTTTGTCATCTTCCCTGCGTAAGGGTTTGCGAATATTGCAGAGTTGGTATCGTCCAACACTCTTTTTGCGTGTTCTCCGTCTATCAGTTTCAAATAATCAAAAATCACATCATACCGGATATCGAGAATTTCTTTCTCTGTCCACCCGAACGCATAAGCGATTGTTGCAATGATTTTCTGTACGTACTTTGAATAGTCCGGGGTGGCTGTGGATGCTCTGGGTTTCACGTTGTTTTTTTCCGGTGTGAATAAAGAGTAGCCTTTCGCTTCAACGTACAGCGAAAATAAATCTTTTAATCTTACCCATAAGGAATTCTTACAAAAAGGAAACCGCCTGACTGTGCAGATATCAATTACCTGTTTGTAGGAATTCATTATTTCTTTTTGGAGTGATAATAGCAGTTTTTCAGCTTCTTTTCCGAAAACCATTGATTTGCGTACTTTGTCAACGAGTATGGAAATATTGTTTTCGAGATACTGAACACGAAGGGATTCACCGAACGATATTTTTTTGAGAGTAATATTCTTACACGTTTTTGAACGTTTCCCGATAGGGATATATTTTTGAATACTGGTAATCATTTTTTCCGCCGATAAACGAAAACCCCCGTGCAAACTGACAGCTCACACGGGGTAAAATTCGTTTCTAAAGGAGTATGTTAAGCTGCTCTTGCAGTAATATCTCCAACTGTTAAGTAAGTGCCTTTCGTGTCTGTTCCGAGTTTAACGGCTACAGCTTCACACTCGATTTCGTAAATCTGCTGTTCTGCATTGAACGTGAGATTTGGAAGCGATGTCATACACAATAGAGGGAAACCAATCATCTTTTCGACGTTCCCCGCATTGACTGCACTCTGGAAGCGCAAAGTTGATGCTTTACCGTTCGTTGCTGTAAGGTCATCGCCTGCACGGCTTTGAACCTTGAAATACTTTTTCGTGGTCGGCGCTACATCGTCAACTACTTCTTCTGCAGCGGAATAGAAAATCTGATACAGCCGGTTGTAAGACATCTCAGCAATAGGAATTTTCACTTTAATTGTGTCCGTTTCAATCCCTGCGATAATCTTTTTAATTCCGCCTTGGTCTGTACGAAGAATTTGTTTCTCGTTCAAAGCCGATAAATCCACTTCGATATTGCCGAGCGTTTCAAACTCTTCTAAAGCAACTTCTGTAATTACGGCGCCGTCAAGATGTGATGCAGGGGTAGTGTAGAGATACCCACGAACACAGCCGGTCATATCCCCTGCTGCGATTGCATCATACTTAATCAACTCAGTACCGATAAGAATAATCCCGCCTGTGGTTGGCAAACTTCCGCCTGCTTCAGTATCGAATCCAATAGTAGTAACTTCATCATCGATATTAGCCACTTCATTAATCGCTGCGGTTACGCCGGTGTTCTGGTGTCCCCATGTGAACACACCGGGACCGGCTTCAACTTCAAGAACTCCTAAACCCATATATTTTGTCCCTTATTTTTCTGTTGAAATAAAAAAACCGTCAAACTGACGGTTGGTGTATAAGTAGCGTGAAAGAGTTCCAAAACTCTATTCTTTTTTTCATGTCCATTGTGTAGTAGGGGCGTTCCCCTTCTGCCGACACAAACCGGATATCTGTGTACGGATATCCGGCAAGCCTAAGCATGATATCCGCATATATAGCGTCTGCCTGGGCTTTCGCTTCTGCTAACTGGTTGGCTCTGGAATATACCACTACGTTTGTTTTCGCAAGTTTTCCGGTACTTGAAACAATACCTTGCCCTGCATCGTAGTTCAGACTGATTATTTTATCAGTGGATTCTGGAAAATGGTTTGTGAATATATTGGTATACCCTTTTGTTTCGAGAAAGGCTTTTAAGCCGTCTAAAATTTTCATTTCCCGAATATCCCTTCTGTCATTATTCCGGTTACGTCTGTGTCTTCAAGTGCAAGATACAGGTATTCCGATTTATACTTTTTTAGTTCACCGCTCTGTTTCAGTGCCCTGTAATTCCGTGCATACTTTGCGCTGCTCATTGAGCTTCTTACCAGAGATTTTAAATCGCCTTCTTGCCGCTTTTTATAGATCTTTTTTGTCGGTAAAAGGTTTCTTGAAAGTATGCTTTCCGGCGCTCTCGGCTGTCCAAGGTGTCCGAGCGTTTCTTCGTGTTGATACCGTGCATAAGGGAGTAAACTCCCTACACGTACCGTCAGCGTTGTTTTATCTTTTTCTATAATTCCTATACTTTTCCGTAAGTGCAAACTGGCTTTTGGAGCGTACTCTTTGGCTTTCTTTGATACAGCCAACGCCGCAGTTAATAAGTGTTTCCAGCTTGCGTCTATTAAGTTGCTTTGAAATTCTTTTTTTCTCAGGTTTATTGAAAAGCCCATTTTGCGCTCGTTTCCTGTACTTTAAACTTTGTGTATTTAATCCCGATTGTATAAGCCGTTCTTGTTACCGGCTGATAGTATTTTCCTGCTAAAACGAACACAACGTCAGGGTAGGGGATAGATATATCCCGGACGTATAACGTTCCATCACACGCTATTCTTACCCCTGTTTTGTCAATGGTATTGGTTTCTTGCTGTTCAAGATATCCTAAAACAGTTCTTAAACTTTGCAGTGTTTCCGCTCCAGCAGAATCCCGGGTAATTGTGTATACCTGTATTTGTGTTTTCGCAAACGATGAAATCATATTCCCTCGATATATGGAGCTGCATAACACCTGCAATGCGGGTGGAAAATAGGCTCTTTCTCCGGTGTGAAAAGTTCATACTCGTCGCTCTCTCCGGTGATGCTGTACACTTGCCCGTTGTAATGCGTGCATATATCGCAGCAGTTAGGTTCTGATACGATTTCAACGAGTTCCAGCCCTGCTTCTACCATGGTGTCAAGCGTTGCCTGCGTTTCTATCCTTGACAGAGTATCATCAACGAGTGTTTCCACGTAGTCATTGAGCGCAATTTCACGGGTTTTGATTACCGGAACACCGTCTTCAAGATACGTGTAAGGGATTGATACCGTACCAAGCGGAAACTTTTCTTCCAAATAATCCACAACAGAATTCACCATTGTTTTTCTTACAACGCCGGCGTTACTCTGGTCTGCGATGTTTCTTACAGCACCGTCAATTTTTATCTGCTCTTTCTCAAGCAGAGTAACACGGTTATAGAACGTATTGTAAAGCCGGTCATTGAACGAAGACGTGTAGTTCTCAATATCACCGATACCTGATTGAACAGCCGGCACGTTTACGTCTTTGATATTCTTGACATCATACCCGTACTGCCTGAGATATCCGGCGGTATAATTGTACTGGGCTTCGTATTTGGCTTTCACAGCCTCATCAGCAAACCGCATAATCTGCATGGAAATACTATTCAGTGTATTCCTTGCAATAGTGAGTATCTCAGCTTTTTTCTCAGCGTCAAAGGTTTCAAACCGTGTCAACTGACCGAGTTCTATATACAGCCGGTCGAGTTTTGCAGCAAGTTTTTTTATATCCGCTTTTGAGTAACCAAGAGCTTCAACGGGTTTAAATCCTGCCATTATTCCCCTGTTTCTTCAGTGGATATTTCTTTCTTTTTCTTCTCGTTACTCTTTTGATTGAGTTTTGCAGCCAGTTTTTGCTTGAACGCCATTGATAAAAGAACTAAATCCCTTGGGAACATAGCTCTGATTTCTGCTTCTGTCATGCGTTCGCAAATATCGTCTATCGTCAATTTCTGCGGTTTTAGTTTATCAATTAACTCTGATTTCTGTTCTAATGTCATACAATATTATCCTTATTTAAAAATTCATTTCTCAACCGGTCTACGTAGTTTTCTCTGTAGCGGTTTATTCTTGCGCTTTTGCAAATATATGGGTTCATGCACTGGAAGGCTTTTGGCGCAAGTTTCAAGGTATCACGATTCAGGTTAATATCCCCTGACACGCCGCCAATATCAAAAGACGATACCCCTTTATTTCTGAGGTCATCTATTTCGTCTGTTTCACCCTGTGTTTTATACAATTTTTCAATCTGATAACAGACAGCGTCTTTTAAGTTTTGGAACAGCACGTCATTTCGAGAATCTATATAACCGTATAGGTTACGTGGAAATTCCATCGCTTGAGTGTTTTCTGAACGATACCCTATATATGGGTACGCTCTGTCTATCTCTTTTGAAGCAGTGATGATATAGCGTTCTTTCATCTCCGGGGTAATTGATTCCCAGAAAACCCCGTTGAGATAGCCTTGAAAGAACACGTCCGCTTCTGCTATGGTGATGTATGCGTTTTCTTGTAATGTTATCATAATTTATTATTCCGGGCGGGATTTCTCCCGCCATTTATTAAGCTGTTAAAGTTACTTCGTGTTCAGTTCCTGCACCGTCCTGAAAATACAGTTTATTGTCTGATTTTGTGTATAAGGCGCAATAATCAGGAACTGCCGTTGGAGTTGTTATTTCTGCAATATTGATTGCAGCAGAAAGTTTCAAACCGCCGTCTTTTGCAAGAACACCGTCGATAGTTACACCGGCTGCACTGGTACTTTCATCGATAGTGTCAGTAGTAACTCCGACTATATCCAGAGTGTCAGTAGCGGTGTCAGCGCTTATCACGCCTGTTTCGCTATCTCTATTCAGAATTCCGCCTCCGCCTGCTGCTGCTTCGATTTTGTCAAGAAGGTCAACCATTGAAGTTCTCAACTCATCGAAATACTGTAAATGCGCATTGACATGGTCAGGGAGTGTCAAAGTGATGTTTCCAGATGTACTGGTTATTGTTTCGCTCATATTACCCCCTTATGGCTTCGCGTAAATTAAAGCGCCTGCAATTGGGTCAGTTACTTTTTTCCCGTACAGGAATAATCCCTTCCCTACGTTGTTAAATCCTAACGCAGGTCGAGCGATTTCTAAGCTATTGAGTTGCATCGCCCATGTTGCGAAAAGGTCAGGGTTTGACAATAGGATAGGATATCTAAAGTCAGTTATTTCAGCGACTGCTATTCCTGTAGCGTGAGGCTGTGAAATAGTGTTAAAACACCCTCTTACAACACCGGTTAAAGTTTTTGTGCTGATACCGGAATAGTAAATTATTTCAACGTTTCCGTCAACGTCTGTGATTGTCGCATACCCAGAAGCGGCAAAATTAGTAACTGCTGCCAGAAGAATACTTGAAGCATCCGCAGTAATAGCGCCGTCAAGAGTAGACGCTCCATCACCGGCAGTATAGAGAACTGGGCTATTTGAACTTTCGAAAATATTAATACCTGCAAAAGTAAATCGGTAATTTCTAATCCCTTGATTAAGAATGTTAGCATCCAGAGTAAGATTAGTAGTTGTCTGGTCAATCAAGGTGGTTACCCACGGCGGAATAACAGCATTAATCATATCGCCAGCGTCTTTTCCTCTGATTGCTTCACGAAGTGCTAAAAGCTCTGAACGGATATTATTAACCGTCAATTGAGTAGCTCCGGCGTAAGTAGCCGCGCCTCTAATGTTTGTACCAGCAACGCCGGAATAAGAAGCAAGCAAGTAGCTGTCAATAGTTTTCTGGGCTGAAAGTACTCCTTCATTCAAAAATCTATCAAGCAAGTTTGGTAGATTTGACTGTTTTACTTCTGTGTCGTCAATCTGAATCGCCATATACTGTGCTTGGTCAATTACTAAATCCTGTACACCGATAGCCACCGGGTCAGGAACAAGAGTCATGTTTGCAGTATATGTTTTTAATCTACCGGCTACTGGTTTATCCTGGATGTGCACAGTATCGCCGTACTGTGAAATTTCACCAGCCCATTTCTGATTGAATAAATTCCCAGCCGCTAACCGTTTATGCAGCGATTCAATAATCAACTGGCTCCACAGTTCTGGCACTTGGATTGTATTTGCCATATATTTTTATCCTTGTTTTTCAATTTGTGTTTTCATTAATTCAATCGCAGCTTTTTTCTTTTCTTCAAAAGACATCCCCTGCGTTGACTTTCCGCTGCCTGCCGGCAGGTTTGTGCCTTTCGCACCAGAGCCGTTTAAATTGTCTGCTTTCACGAGATACGTGTTTTCCGATAGGTATATTTCCACGGCTTCTGAGATTGAAAGCTCGTTCCCTGTCTTTTTCGAGATAGCAGGCTTTCCGTCTTTGCCTGACAGGCTGACGGATAGTGTTTCAAAGTCAATATCAAACTTGTATTCGTCCTGTATAAGACGAGCGACGATATCAGGTTTTACGGCGTTGAGTTTTGAAGCCTGAGCCACTATTGCGTTTTCTACTGCAACACGGTGAAGCTGTGTCTGAAACTTTCCTAACATTTCATCTTTTTGTTTCAGTTGCGCTTCAAAACGTGCTTGCGTTTTTGATAATAGCGTATCAAACTGCTCTTTTTTCATCAGTTTTTCAGTGTCAAGGTCTTCTTGAGACTTTCGCAGTTGCAAAAGTTTCTCTATTTCCTCTTCACTGGAAAGGTCAAGCCCTTTCTTTGAAAATTCTTCAAGTAACCGCTTTTTCCCTTTTTCAAGCCCGTCCGAATATCCTTTTCTGAATATTGCGTCAGGGTTGAGGTTGATATCGTCTTTTGGTGGAGTTGTGGGGGCTCCGTCCCCTGCCGTTGTTCCGGTATTTTGGTCAATATCAAAATGAATCTGTTTCAAATACTTTTCGCCTAATAGACCGGCGGTGGTCAAAGCCGTTAGAGTGGCTGGCTCGGTTTTGGTTTTCAAGCTACTTATACCTCTATTTGATTTTTGTTGAGCGTTTTGAATGACGCCCCGTATGTGTTTGCTGATTTCTCAGCTATTTCTTTTTCTATTTGTTTGTATTCTGCTTCGTTAAGCGCAGAGCCGAGAATTCTGTCAACTGTATGCGTTTTCAGCTTATCGTTGAACGTTTTGGATATATCCATTGAAAGAAGCAGTTGCAGTCTATCCAGTTCGTCTTGCTCTGTGTAAATATTGAAATCTTTTGGATATACAACGTTTATTTCTTCTGCTGATATCCCGTAACTGTGAGCAAGTAGTCTTAATATTTTTCGCAGGTGTTCTGCTTTCTTCTCAGCAACACGGGAGAGCATTTCGTTTGTCTGCACGAAGTCCAGCGCTTTTGAAATACCGCTTTCCTGAGAAAAAGACTGGTCTTTTTTGGATATATTAGAAAGCCCTGAAATACGTAATATTTCGAGCCGTAGCATATCGATATAAGACATTTTCTGCACTACAGCAGCAACTCCCGGAGTGATGTATTCCGGTTTTATATCCTGAAAAAGTAACGGCGCTCCGCTGGATAGATTAATAACCGGCTTCCCGTTTACGTCTGTTTCACAGCTATCTCGTGGCGCCAATAATAACGGGAAAAGCTGCTCAAAGAATTCTTGATTAATACTGGAAGAAATATTGAGTATTTCAGCGTTGATATTCGCTATATCACGCAGTAAACTCTCACCGCATCCATCGTTATCAATATCAGCCGGAATAAACTTGACTATAGGCACTCTACCAAAAGAATGAGAACCTTCTGCAATGAGAATATCATCATCATTCGCATCTTTGCCTGACTTCCAGAGTTCCCAGCGGTCAGTATACCAGACTTTGTATCTGTGTTCGACTATACGTGGAGCAAATGGGTTTATATCGTCGATATAAAGCTCTTCAACAATGATCCAATTTAATTCTCCGTTTTCAGCAACGGAATAATCTTTAATTTTGTCCGGTAGTATAGTGTATAAATACGGTCTGTAATTACTTTCTAACTGTTCTGCCAGTGTTTCAGGCTGACGGTCTACGATAGGCACGTCAACGCCGATATATACCTGCCCGTAAATAGAACCGAGCCGCATAACATCACTGTCAAAGTTGATTATCGCAGTTCCGTTCCGGTCGCAGTCTTCAAGTATGAATTTTATTTTTTCCGGTATTTCTATTTTAATTTCGTCCGGGTTTGAGTACACAAACTTGACGATTGTATCAATCACCATTTTGCAGTAATTGAGATAATATCCACTTTCTTTACGGCGTTTGAACTGCTCATCAATTTCCCGAAAATATTTGTTTAGCGCCATGCTGACAAAAGATTTTCCGCCTTTGTAAGAATTAAGATAGAATTTCCATTGACTGCATTTTTCGTTATAGTCTGTATATGTTCGTTTCGATATTTTGATTTTTTCCAATCTATACAACCCTTATTGGCTGAAATTTTGTATGTCCGGTTAATGAAATTGCCATTTCCAACGTGTCCGGTAAGTCATCGTTAGCACCGTTCGGGCACGCAAGAAGCTCGTTTTTCAGTTCAGTCATCCACGGCTTAATGAATATCTTTCTCTGCTCAAACAGGGCAGAGAGAGAGTGAAAACGGCTCAATTTGTCTTTATGCGTTTTTATTGCCTTGATAGGCAAGTAAGCGTTGAGCCTGTTCAGATGCTGCAGCATTACTCTCTGATACGCAACGGCTTCAATTCCGATGAACGTTACCTTTTCCCTATAAGTCTTATAGCGTTCAAGTATTTTCTCTACCTGAACCGAAAACGTTACTTTTCCCCGGTAATAGTCCAAAACATAAATATTCTGAGTTTTCTTCTCAACTGCAATGGTCATATCAACCGTGTAGTCAGAACCTTCACCGGTGGATAAGTCCACCGCTTGGAAGAGTTCGTAATCCGGTGAACGCCAGTTGATGTCATCGTATTCTTGAAACCATTCCGGTTTGAATATGTTCCCACGCATCAATGATGCATCATTCTGATATTGAGCAGAGAAGAGTATTGAGCCCATATCAGAGCGTATTTTTTTCAGTTTTGAAAGCGGGAAACGGTTTTCCCAGAGAGAAAACTCTTTTCCGGTTTCATCCGTGTTAATCGCACGATAAATGAGCACATTATTTTCGTACTCATGGTTAATCAAATGCTGGTATAAGTCTTGCGGATTATACCGTGTACCAATAATCAGTATTTCGCCGTTTTCCATGAGCGTTGGCATAAGAACCTGGTAGAACCATTCTTTCAGCTTCTCACGTTGCAAATCCGTACGACTGTTTTCAAGGTCTACAATGTCATCGCAGATAATCAGGTCAAAATGTTTGCCAACTACCTTGTCTGACTGGACACCATACGCAGAGATAGTGCCTTCTTTCTCTGTGATAGTCCGTCCGCTGACGAATATTTCGCTATCCGTCCACGTATTCGACGGTGTGTAGAATTCACCGAAAAGCAATTTCAGGCTTTCAAGGTGTTTCAAATACTGGCTGATAGGGCGCAAGAAAGCCCGTGCCTGCGTGTCTGTGTTAGACAATATGGCTATCCGGATATTTCGGTTTTGTATCACCCGCCAGATAGTGTATATCGTATTGAAATACGTTGACTTCCCGAACCCACGGGGAGCGTTAATCATTGCTTTATTACGAGTGCAAATAAAAAGAGCGATTTCTTTATGAAACCGCTCTAACGGATAATTAAATATATTTTTCGCAAACACAGGAAAGTATTCAGTCAACACCTTGTGCGCCAGTATCTGTTCCGGCAGTTTTTTGCAGGTGTTCCGCGTACTCAATAATATCCTCGTTTGTTATCGCTTGTTTTACAACCGCTTCCAGTGAACCTTCTAATTTCGTTTTATTTTCTGTTTTCGTTGGCACTATGCGGCTTAATATGCTCTCAATGGCTTTGTGCCTTACAATAGGGTTTTTATGAGCTGCTAACTCTTTCAGCCCTGTTAAAGCTAAGTCCACTAACTGTTCTAACCTTTCTAAGTAGCTTTGTCTGACTTTTTCTCGTTCTGCTTTGATTTCTTTTGAAAATTTTGTTTTCCAGACTTCTATCGTACCTCTGGCTACCTTAAACTCTACTGCCCACTCTTCACTCGTTTTATGTTCACGGCAATATCGTATTATGAAATCTGATTGATTTTTCGTCATATTGTCAGCTTTTGGATTGTTTTGTATTACCCACCGATATAAACATCAACGGTCGCAGTTGCTGTAGCGTCCATCGCTTCCGTTACTGTGAGCGAGGTAATGTATCCGCTGTCAGCGTCTCCGGTAAGAAGCAGCACTGTAGCGCATGGGATAACCTCTGCGCCAGCATTGATAATTGCGTTTACTTTCCCATCGCGAACAACGAGAATAATTACTTTAGCGTTGACAATATCGTCAAAACTGATGCTTTCAGTTGCTCCGGCAGCAATCACGTAAGTTGTCTTTTTGTAACTCCCCGGTATAGTGATTGTCTGAGTAGCAGCGTTAAGCACTGCGATTTCGTTGACCCCAGCATCTTTGAAATAGCCGGTGAGTGAATATTCAAAAGTTTTTGCCATTTTTACCCCTGTGAATCAAAAAACCGGAAGGTTTTCTTCCGGTTTCATTTAATGCGTAGTAGTACAAGTTATATTATTTACTATACTACAGTTTGGCGGAAATGTCAATTTTTTTATTTATTTTGAAAAAATAAAAACGAAAAGAACCCCGTAAAAACTTTACGAGGCTCTTGACAAGTAATGGAGTGAATGTTTATACTATCCGGTGGTTAGACGGCGGTATAAACTGCCCAATTGGGGTGTATTTCACGGAGTAACGTACTGATGAGATACACCCTTTTCAGTTTTTTGTGAAACTCACAGTATAATTGCAGTTCCCTTTTTGACCTTCCGGTGAGAAATTCATGTTTGCGTAGAAAATAGTATTGTTCTGCATGCTCTTCCGCAACTTCTGAACGAGTTCTTCCGATTTCATTCAATATCCTCCCAGATTAAGCACGAAATCAAACTTTATCGAAAAACAGCAACGCTGTTATAATAAATTTAATTGGTTATTCGCCGGGTATAGCTTAGAAAGCCAGTCAAAGCCTTTTTGTGTAAGCCGGGGCTGTACTCTGGTTATTTCCTTTTCGCCCACATTTATTACTGTTTCTTTCGGCTCGAAATATTTCATATTCATGTAATACTCTGATGGGATATTATTTCCATCACGGTGATACAGAACGCCTTTATCACGCAAATCTTTAAACAGCTTATTCGGTTTTAATCCTAAAAGTTTAGCGGCTGTGGTAATATCAAAAGTTGTTTCAGTTGCCATAGCACGATTGAACAGCTCCACCTTTGGAGCGTCTTCTTTTACTTTGGCTTCCAGTTCTTTTGTGAGATTGATATGGTATCTGATAACATTAAGCGTTTGCTCATGAATAGATAATTCTTTAGTTACCCCGGCTTGATACCGTTTTTCTACCTCAATGAAATACTGACGGGCTTCCCTGCCTTTCTCGTTGTTTTCCACCATAGCAATTTCTTTTGCTGTGTCGATAGTGAGATAATAATCAAAACTTACATTACCTACACATTTCTCATCCATTTTCCTACGATTAATTAAGTAATCCTTACCTTCAATAAAACGATACTTTGTTAATCGTGATTTAATCCAATCTGAAAAAGCTTGTTTACTTTCCAGAAAATAATGCAGCTCTCTTGCGTCAACTGCGTTGACTTCCTGAGAACCGATTGTTTGGGTTTGAACTCTTATAAGTTCGTCCATACGTAACTCCTTCGATTTGGTAATCTTTGTTAATCATAATATATCATTGATATATTTGTCAATAAAAAAAATAAAAAGTGTATATCTTTAGTTTGCGTTCGTGTATATTTTGTTATATAATGTTATGCATGAAAACAAAATCAATTTTAATTCGTGTCTCAGATGAAGATTACAAAAAAATACAAGCAGCAGCTAGTAGTGAACATTTGCAAAATTCAACATTTGTTAGAAAGATTGTTCTTGATTATATCGAAAAACCAAATAATTAATCTTTCCTCCATTCTCCATTGAGAAACTCGGTAATCACCGTTACCGCTGTTTTCAGTGTGCGGTAATACTCCCAGTGCGTAAGTTTCAGCGCGGTCATCACGTCTTTTCTCGTTTTCTGCTCCAGATACACAGAACAAAGCACAGAGTAGTGTAACTCGTTGTATTCTTCTTTCAGGAACTTTATGCCCCGTGCAACGTCTACTTTCAGGATGTCCGCAGGGATAAGCCAGTGAACACCGTGGAGTTTTTCGTACACCCTGTCAGTAGGGCGTGAGCAGACATTCCACTGCGAAAGAACTCCGCGCACAATCCCGTCTGTGTATTTGAATGTGTCTATCATCAATATCCCAGCCTTTATTGCTTTTCTCCGATAACGTATTCCAGCGATTGTCTTTTCTCGTTGACCATTAGTGACACTTTTTCAGAGGTTTTCCCATTCTCGTGGAATTTCTGAAACTCTTTCAAAAGGTCGCGGACAACGTCAATTATTTTGTCCTGGTGTACGGTGATTAACATTCTTTTTTCCCCCATACGCCGTCAAGAATTTGTATCGCGATGTTTGCATAATTTTCGATGTCGAGGCAGGTGTCCCGGATGCTCTCGTCTTTTACAAGGGCTTCTCTGCCGTCAGATAGTGAATATAGCCGGCAAACCTTATCAACGAGCCTTACAGCAACGCCTTGAAGCCCTGTGAGCTCGATATTGTCTATCTTACCTGAATAATCTTTGTTTTTTCTCAGCATTAATTCAATGCCTTCCTGAAATATACTTTTTGCGCTTTCTATATTCACTTTTTCACCTCCGGTAATTCATATTCTTTCCGGTCGTTGAATTCTTCTTTCTTGCCCGGATTCCAGCCTTTTAATGGGCTAAAATATCCTACAACACGGCTATAGACTTCCGTTTTTGCTGTGCATTGGCTCATCTTTCTGCACCTCTTACTTTTCTTAATTTTTTCCCGCTGCCGCCTATCGTATTTGGATTACAATACCCCACAATAGTTTTCACTTGCGTTTCGCTTATCCCTTCACACAGCGCAATCGCTTTCGGTGTCCAGTGAAGGCGGTTGAACAAATCCCTTATTTTTTCCTGCTGCGGGGTTTCTATTTTTGATTTTTTCTTTCTGCCCATAATTAACCTCCGAACGCTATTCTGATTATTTTGATTACCCAGTAAGCGAAAAATCCAAACTCTGCAACAATAATTGCTGCTATAACAACGAGTATCAAAAACAGCAGAAACAGCCGGCTGTTATAATCTTTTTCCATGGTTTTTAGCCCCTTTCTCTAAATGTGAATATCGATGGCTGAAAATCTATCGTGGTGATTCCGATCATTGCGTTTCTGGCTTTCTCAATGATCAGTTCCAACCCTTCGGATTCATAAGGCTGGAGCATAGTTCTCGGTTTTTGCCGGTGCAGAAATATTACGTTGTCTGCGTCCTGTTCCAGTGCTCCTGAATCCCGTAAGTCTGAAAGCATAGGACGTTTCTCTTCGCCTTTTCTGTCAGCCCCTTTTCTCGATAACTGTGATAAGGCAATGACAGGGCAATCAAGCGCACGGGAAGCGAGCTTGCAGCGTCTGGATATTTCAGCCATTTTTGCATTCGTGTTTTCGTATGATGAATTTGCGCTCATCAGCTGCAAATAATCTATGAACACGAAATCGAGCCCAACACGTTTTTTGAGTGTTAATGCTTTCGATAGAAAATCTACCGGAGTAAGTTCAGTACTGCCGTCAATGTATATCCGGAGTTTCTTAATTTCGACTGACGCTGCGTGTATCTCATCAGGGAATCTTTTCCAGTCATGGACAGCAATACCGGAAAGCTGGCTGATTAAACGTTTCACAATTTCCTGCTCGCTCATTTCCAGAGAAAAAAACGCTATCTTTTTCCCTCGTTTTGCCTGTTTCAAAGTGCAGTCGAGTGCGAATGCTGTTTTCCCCACAGATGGACGGGCAGCAATCAGCGTGAGCTCTTTCGGTCGCCAGCCTAAAAGTTTCCAGTTGAGAAAAGTGTATCCGGTATCTAACCCTGTCAGTTCCGAATTGTTGGTTAACACTGCTTCGCATACACTGTCTACGAAAGTACCTGCTTGCCTGAGCTCTTCGATTTTTTCCTTCGCGTCTGTGATAGCGAGGAGAGTCGCTTCAGCACTCTCAATCACGCTATCTGCTTCGTGGAATTCGTCGTTTTCTATGCTTGCAAGGTTTTGACCGATTTTCGCCAGTTTTCGTTTCACAAAACCGACTTGTAATCGTTTGATGTACATTTCGAGGCTGACAATGTGTGTCGTGGAAACCCACTTAGTGAACTGGGATAGATATTCAGCGATATTCTTTTCAGTTTTTTTAAGCTGCGCATATATCACTGTGGATTCTACCGGCTCTGCATTAAGTGCCAGAGTAGAAATTACATGAAATACTTTTCGAGCTAGTTCAGACGTGAAATACTCCGGTTTTATCCGGGTAACAAAATATCTGGGAGCAGGGACATCACCGGCTAACACGGTGTCAAAATGATATACCAGACACCCGATAACGATATGCTGAGGGTCAAGGTGTGTCGGAGTAGTTATTTTTTTCGTTTCCGGTTTTTCTTTTTCAGCTGCCCGCATTTTGTCCTCTGTGGTTTTCAAGATATTTTGCAAACTCGATAGCGTCTCTGCGTTTAATCTCGTCTTTGATTTTCTCGATTTCGTCTATCTGGTCTTCTTGTTTTGGTTTCTCAAACTTCATTTGCGGTTCTGAAAACTTTTCGTAATTGTTACAGAAAAAAGCAAATGCGTTGTTCCGGTTTTTCACCACAAACTCAGCATCCGATTTGAAATAATTTATTATGCGCTCTTCAAATTCTTCGTACTGCAAGCGCGCAATATCCCGGTCGCGGATAGCCCTCTGATTCATGTCTTTGTAGGCAAAAAATTCGCTGCGTGGGGTTTCCTGTTTTGGAAACTGCAGCGTTTGGTAGTATTTATTTTTAGTGCCAGAAAAATGTTTTTTAGATTCAACATACTTAGAACGAATTTCTATATCTTCTTTTTGACTTTCAATGTGTGTGTTTGATTCTTCTTTTTCTTCCGAAGGCGAGAGAGACTCTTCTCTCTCTTGTTTTTCATCTGCGTTTACATCTGGTTTAATATCTGGTATAGGTTGGAGATTTTTATCCGTTCGATTGGATAATTTTCTCTTTTCCATTGGATGATTTTGTCCAATGGATTGGATTAAAAATCTTTCTTCGTCTTTGAAAGCATACCACAAAGTTCTGTCGTACGATACTTTATTATGATTCCCAGTGATTAAAATATTTTGATTAATAAGCGAGTTAAGTATTCTTTTAATTTGGGTTTCATTCCAAAAAGGGAATAATTCAGAGAAAGCTTTTTTAGAATTGTAAGTCCAGTATCTGCCGTCATAAAAATGTTTATTTGTAGCTCTATTTTTTGAAATCCAGAATTGAAAATTCTTTATAATAATTGCCTCATCGACTCCGTGTTCTTCAGCTATTTCAATATCAAAAGAGTATTCCATTATTTCGCTCCTCTAATTACCTGTATTCTGGAAAGCTATTTTTTCATTTTCAGGCAAATCGATATTGTAAACCTGCTCAATATAGTAGATGTATTCTTCTGATTTTCTGCACTTTGGTATCAGTTTAGAACCGCCGGAAGATAGTGATTTTAACATTCTTGAATGGTCATATTTAATAGTTTGAGTAATACGGTTTAAAGCATACCAAAATGTTCTATCACCGAAAACCCAGTAACAATGCACTGAAATCTCGTCGATATACCGGATTAATTTTTTTATATGGTCAGTGTTTGAAGGAAAAATAAATTCTCCGCGATGGAACCGCTTATTTTTTTGTACAGAATTATCATCTAAAAGGTTCAACACTAGTGTAGGCTGCATTAATATTCCGGAAGATGTCATGAATTCTTTAAATTGTATATAGTTAATATTTCCTTTTTGAATATAAAAATTCATATAATCCTCAATTTTCCAGTTTTTCTGGTCAGCATTGAGAATACTGATATCTTCCTCTGTCATTTCTTCCGCAATTTTATAAAAAAACCCTATTCCGAGTACACGGCATGCGAAATATCTATGTTGTCCGTCCAGTATATTGTGTTCTTTGTCAACAATAATCGGGTTATCTTTCAGTAGGTTACGCTTACTAATACTTTTTGCAAGATTTTTTACATGCCCTTGGTCAATAGTCCGGTTATGTGCTAAAATTTTTAAATCATCATAGTTTTCAGTAAAAAAAATAACCTGTGATATTTCTTTGCCTTTATTCATTTTATACCTCTTTTTTAATAAATTTTGCATTATTCTTCACACACTCAGCCCTGCTTCTTGCCCATTTCCCAAAAGGATTCGTTTTCTGACTTTCCCAGCATTGCCTACACTGTTCTACTGAAACTTCTTTTACAAGAATTGAAAGTTTTGAACATTCATAATATTTCATTTGTTACCTCGAATAATGAAGGACAATTTACGTGTTTAGGGATAGCGCATTGGTTTTTCTCCAGAGTGATATTGAGTGTATATCCTAACGCTGTGGCTACCTCTTCGATAGTTTGAATAGATACCCAGCGTTCTTCTTTCAGCCTAAGAACAGTCCGGTCGTGCATGGTGAAAGCGTGTTTTGCGCAGAAATTAGATACACTTTTATACTGCCGGTAAATTTCTTGAATCAAAAACTGGCGGATTAAGTTCATAGAATCATATAAGGTGGATTTTTTTTTCACGAAAATCATAACATTAACCTTTCACTGTTTCTTTTTTTTTTAACTCACGGTTAATAAATTTTAACAGCCAGATTTGCCCTTTCGGGGTAATCAGCGTTTTGAAACCCAGCTTTGTTTCACCTTTTTGTTTGTAAGTTTGCTCAACGACACGAAAATAGCCGGAATCTTCATAATTTTGTCTTGGCAGGTTATACCCGTTGTGAAGGAAAACTATTTCTTTTTCACGCAGGAACCGGAAAAGGTTAATCACACCGATACTGGTAGTTTTTGCAAACGAAGCGAAATCAATACAGTCCGAACTGTCAGCAACGGAATTAAAGAATTCTACTTTTGGTTTGTCGCTTTCAATTTTATTTTCCAGCTCTGTGACTCTGGTTCTAAAATGTGTCAAAACGTTCAGCGTTTGCTGTTCGATTGAAAGTTGTTTTCCGTACTGTCCGGTTTTTCTGATTGTTGGTAATACTTCAGATGTTACCCATTTTTGAAAGGCTTTGGCTTCAGGTTTTCTGGATTGAAAAATCAAGCGATATAATCCTGATTCAGAAACAAATAAAATATTTCTGTTTTGACCTGACACGTATATTGTACGTATCAGCTTTTCTGTTGCATCAAAATCTTTTACGGCGTTAGACGTGTCTTGTATTTCTAAAACATCACAAACATTTTTCGCCACAAAATACGGATTACCGTCTATAGTGAAAGTATTAATTGTATTTTCGTGAAATTTAAAAATTTGCATTTCAAGGTCGGTAGTAACCTTCTCTACGGATAGAAGGTTTGGATTTTTGTTTATTTCTTGTTTAATTACAGTTATTTCTGCTTCGCTTAAATATGTTTTTGTTTCGTCTTGTTTCTTGTTTTTCCCGTTATCAAACGGGAGTATTTCGTTCTGCATAATACCTCCGAAAAAAAAGCCCGTGAGAAACCGTTGCATTGGAGGGGCGTGGCCAGTTTCTCACGGCTGTATAAAATAATTTTATAGGAGTCCGGCCGGGGAGGCAGTCCCCGGCATCGTCAAATCGTAATTCCATATCTGCCAGCGACACAACGTGTCGCAAGAGGCAAAGAGAAAAAAACTACCAGACTGCTTTCT